AGATCAACCTTGCGGAAGTCGAGATCAAGGGCACGCCCGATGATGTCGTGACGGTCATAGGAGGGACCTGGTAATGGGTTTCGGAGCATCAACAACAGTCGGAAACGTGTCGGTCGATCTGGTCCAGACCGATGTGGATGGAATCATCGCCGGTATCGCCAACGGCAAGACCCTGAGCGATCTCAACACCGATTTGATCGCGGGGATAGCCAACGGTAAGACCCTCGCAAATGTCGATGACACTCTCGCGATAATCGACGGCGTCCTCGACAATATTCTCTTTGACACCGCCGACCTGCAATATCTCTATTCGTCCAGCGCGTCGAAAGGCGTCGCCGACCTGTTGTTCGATGGAGCGTATAGCGCGGTCGACTACCTCTACAACATCGATAGTGATCTCGAATACCTCTATTCAACGGGCGCCTCGAAAGGCGTTGCCGACCTGTTGTACGATTCATCGTCGATGGAATCCGCCGCCGATATGCTCGGCTCGATAGACGATTCGGCCTCATATCTCGTGAACGGTTTGTATAACTCCAGCGCGGGCGGCGTATATGTTTCCGATCTGTTGTATTCGTCCTCGGCCGGTTACAGCATTGCCGACGAACTGTATTACTACCTTTACAATTCCGGCGCGGCGAAGGGCGTCGCCGAAATGTTGTACGACGGATCATATAGCGCAGTCGATTACCTGGCTTATATCGACACCGACCTCGGCTATCTCTATTCGTCCGGGGCGTCGGCGGGTGTCGCCGACCTCTTGCAATATAGCGGATTCGGTGCGGGATATTATCTCTCGAACATCGACAGTGGCCTCGATTATCTCTATTCGTCCTCGGCCGGAAAAGGTGCGGCCGACATCCTGTACGACGTTGCAAATAGTACGTCGTCGCTGTCCGGTTACCTTTACAACTCGACCGCGGGCGAATCCGTCGCCGAACTGTTATACGACGGGGCGTATTCGGCCGTCGACCATCTGGCCGACATCGCGGGCGACACAAGTTACCTCTATTCGTCCGGGGCGTCGGCGGGCGTTGCGGATATTTGCTACAACAACTTACCCTATCTCTATTCCTCCTCGGCCGGATACGGTGTCGCTGACCTGTTGTACGACTCGTCGTCGATGGAATCCGCTGCGACCATACTCTCGGACATTGAGAGCAATACCGGGTATCTGCCGTCAGGTCTATACAACTCGACCGCGTCGAAGTACGTCGCCGACATGCTGTACGACACTTCGTCTGGTTACACCGTCGCCGAACTCCTGGTCAGCATAAAGACCGCCATCGAATCCCTCGCCAGCACAATCACGTCGAACCGAATCCAGGTCGACGACCAGCACTAAAAACACCCGGCCCAAGCGCGGCCGGATCGAGACAAACCCGAACAAAGGAACTTGAACAATGGCCGAACGCAAACGCCCCACAATCACGGAAACCATCGAGGATCTCTCAGGACAAAAGGTCCTGGTCATCAAGGCCGACGGGAAGATCGTCGGCGTCCAGAATTCCGATGTCGTCGCCAAGCGCCTCGCCAATGTCGGGGCGATCATAGAGACAATCGACACCGGCCTGGCGATGTCCGATGCCGAACATCTGGCAGCAGCCGAGAAACGGATCGACGATCGGATCGCGGGCCTGGCCGCCCGAAAGGCCGCCCTCACCGCCGAGGGCGTCACCGCGACGGCAAAGGCGCGCCTCCAGGAAAAGCGCCTCGGCCTGGTCGCCCAACAAAAGACACTGGCCGACGCCGTCGCCGAAATGACCATCGAAGCTCCCGCGCCAACCGAACCATAGGCAAAACCATGATCGGGATGAAGTTCAAACGGATGTTCTTTACCTCCAAGGCCGTGCTGTCGGCGACAGATCGCGCGACCCGGCGGGTTCTCAGCAAGTTCGGCGCCTACGTCCGCCGGGCGGCGAAATCCTCGATCCGCAAGCGCAAGGCTATAAGCGCACCCGGCAAACCGCCGAGCAGCCACACGGGCCTGCTTAAGAGGTTCATTCTCTTCGGATACGACCCGGCCAAGCGCAGCGTGGTGATCGGGCCGCTAAGGCTTACTCGCGGCAATCGCGGCGACGCGCCCAGGGCGCTTGAGGAAGGGGGAACTACCCGGGTGGTTCGCCCCGCCGGAAAAAAACGAGTGAAAATCAAGGCCAGGCCGTTCATGGGACGTGCGATGGAGAAAGAAAAACCCAAACTCCCGCGAATGTGGCGGGATTCAGTGAGCAGTTAAGGAGCACAATAATGTCAGCAAAAACGTTTCTATTGGGCATGAACGCCAAGGCATATCAGGGCGCCGCCGGCGCCGCTCTGAGCGCACTTTCGGTCATGGATAACGTCAAAGACGTGTCGCTAGATCTTTCGGCCGGCGAGGCGGACGTCACAACGCGGGCCAACAACGGATGGCGCGCCAACGCCGCGACTTTGCGGGAATGCACCGCCGAGTTCGAGATGCTCTGGAAGCCCGGCGATCTGGTCTTCCAGGCGGTCAAGAAGGCCTATCTGACCTCGGGCACGATCCGCATGGCCTTCCTTACCGGCGCCGTCGACGGTGAGGACGCTGAAGGCCCGGTCGGGGATTTCTCGATTCCGAAGTTCAGCCGCAACGAGCCGCTGGAGGAAGGCGTCAGCGTCCCTGTCACCGCCAAGCTGGCGGTGTTCGACAAGTGGCTCGAACCACCCATCGTAGCGGATCAGACGTTTACGGCGCCGGAAACTGCCCTCGACCTTGACGTGGTCGACACCGTCGTGGCCGCCAAGGGCGACGATATGTCCGGCGAGACGCTTGTATACGCCATCACCACCCAATCCACGGCCGGTGTGTTCGCAATCGATTCGAGCGACGGCGAGATCACCGTCGCCGACAACACCAACCTCGGGAGCGACGGCGACGTTCACACGCTTACGGTCAAGGTCAGCTACGCGACCTCCGGCCTGCCTTACGCCACGGCGACCATCACCATCAACGTTACCGCATAAGGTTTCTTCTTGAGAGGACCTGACATGAAAACCTTCAAAGACAAAGCGGATCGCAATTGGACCATCGGGATCAACCTGGCCACGGCCAAGCGGCTCAGGGACACCCTCAACGTCGATCTGCTCCAGCCTGAGATCGGAGACCCGCCGCTGCTGACCAGGCTGGGCACCGACGAGATCCTGCTCGGTGAAGTATTGTGCGTTTTGCTGGCTGACCAGTTCGATACCCACAAGGTCAGCGCCGACGATGTGATGGCGGCTTTCGATGGTCAGACGCTCCTGGCGGCGCAGGAAGCTTTCTACGAGGATCTTGTGGATTTTTTCCGAAGCCGGGGGCGGACCGACAGGGCAAAGGCGGTCGCAAAGCAGGCCGAGATGATTGCAGCGACGGTGGCGCGAGTCGAGGAGAAGATCGACGAGATCGACATCGACGAAGTGATCGATGGCGCGATGTCTGGCGACTCGCAGGAGCCATCGGAGTAGACCCCCGGCCGCTGACGCTCCGCGAATTGATCTGGATGGCCGAAGGCCGCGACCGCGCCCGATGGCGGCATACATCGGCGCTGATGGCGCTGACGGCCAACGTCAACCGGGACCCGAAGAAGGGCAGGCCGTTTGAACCGGCCGATTTCGACCCGCACAGCAATGACGAAAACCCGCGTGAGGACGTGATCGAAGTCACGCCCGAAACCGTTTCAGAATTCAAGAAGGCTTTTAGAGGTTCTTGACAAGAGAAGACAAGGAGAAACTACGATGAGACGACGAAACATGATGGTGCGAGTAATTGTTGGCATCTTCCTTCCGATAGCAGTCGTCCTGACTCCCGGCTGCGACATGCAGATGGCGGGTCTGAGGCTCGCCCCCGGCGAAACCCAGAAGCAGGCCGCCGACGGCGCCGACACCCTGGCCGGACGCCTGGCGGTCACCGGCGCAAGGCCGGGATCGGCGGCGACAAAGGCTCTGGCAAAGATGACGCGGCCCGCAACGGCCTACGCGGGCCCACCCGCTGAGCCGCTGGAACTGGATGCACTGGCGGATATCGAAGCCGGCGTCTGGAAGCGTAAGGATGACGCGATAGCGGCCGCAAGACTTCGCGACGACCTGAGACGCCGCGCCATGGAGATCGTGACAACCCGTCTGGCGGGGTTCTCCGATGTCCTGGCCGATTCCAAGATCGGGGTTACGGCGATACTCGACCGATTCGCCGCCGTCGCCACCATAGCGCAGATGGCTGACGAACTGGCCGAAGTGGTGCCCGACCCTGCGCCGGTAACCCTATCGCCCGAAGCC